TTAGAAAATGATATTATTGTTTGGACATTTAGAAACAGTCAAACAAGTAAAGTAAAACCAGACTCTTATGCATGGTTAGATGTAGATGAAAATGATAAAATACGTCATGTATCCTGCAAAAAGTTTATTTATGAAGATCCTTTAAAGACTCATGCAATTATTGGAACAATGTTCTTTAGAAAAGCAAAATACTTTTTAGATGGATTTTATAAAAATCTTAATGAAAACATAACAACTAATGGTGAATTTTATGTAGATGACGTTTTAAATCAAAATATAAAAAATGGCTTGACAGTTAGAGCTTTTGAAGTTAAAAATTATATTTGTTGGGGTACACCCGATGATTATAAAACTTATATTTATTGGAGAGATTATTTTAATAAATGCGAATATCATCCATATAGTATTACAAATGATATAACTTATGTTAAGTAACGCAACCATTATACATCACCAAGGTTTTGGAGATTTATTTACAAATAACGCAATTTGTATGTATTATGCACAAATGTTTAAAACACTTACTGTTTTTGCATCATCAGAGTCTAGATTAAGAGTTATACAAGAAATGTATAAAGATGTTCCCAACATAACGTGCAAGATACCAGATATAACAAATAAATATGATGGTAAAAGTGCATGTTTAAATTGTATGACTATCGGTAATCCATTTTCTTGTCCAAGAGACAATACAAAATGTTTATATGTTGATTATACAAATTATAATAATTTTGAAAATATAAAAATAGGTTGTTTCAACGATACTGTAAGATGGCAAGAATTCTTATCAAAAGAAATAATTAAAGGTTCTTCTTTTTCACATGCATTTTATGATTATCATAAAATACCACTTTTATTTAGAACAAATAGTTTCTATATTTCTAGAGAAATTATTTCTGAAAGTGAAAACTATAACTATGTTTGTTCTACAATTGGTAGTGAATACATTGTTGTCCACGATGATATTAGTCGTGGATACAATATTAATATGATAAATAAAAATTTTCCTACTTATTATATTAATGGTAAATCAAACAACATGATTAATCAAATAAGTATATTAGAGAATGCTAAAGAAATTCATTTTATAGATTCAAGCTACTCAGTTTTAGTATATTTTTTGTCTTTTGTTAATGAAAAAATAAAAAATAAACCCAAATTTTTACATTTGTTAAATAGAAATGATAGAGATACTAAGATATATACAAACCCAACACCAGAAAATTGGAGTATTATATGATGGAAAAAAGACAAAAAATGATTTGGACAAATGTAACAAAATCTGGTCTTTGTGATAGATTACAAGATTTATTTTTAGTAGCAGCATATGCAAACATGATAAATTGTGATTTATACTTGTATTGGCCCGAAGGTGAAAAAGATTTACATTTTAATGATTTCCAATTAAGAACATGGCCCAAAGCAAGATGGTCAGATTATTTAAAGAATAATTTGTGTAGCTATTATAATTTACCTAATAATGTATATTTTTTAGATGACAAAAATGCAACTAAAGAAGGGTATTCTTTTTATTTTAATGATTATTTAGGTGGAATTTTTAATAGAAAAACATTTTCTGAAAAATATAACTTAAATAAATTAGAGTTTTATAAATTTCACGATGAATGCCTTTCTCAATTCACACCTAAAGATAAATTAACATCCTTACTTAATACAAAAGATGACATTGATCTTGCTATTCACCTTAGAAGAACGGATAAGGTGAATAATTTACCTAATGTTGTAGAAATTCATAGTAACGAATTGCAGGATTTAAATAATACAACTATTAAATGTATATTGAATGAAGTTGAAAAAAACGAAGATAAAAAGATCAATGTTTACATATGCTCAGACTGTGAAGATACAAAAAAGTATTTCAATGAAGCAATATCAAACGTATGTAATATAGTACAAACTCCAGAAATTAATTTTGATTATGAACAGACTTATTTAGATTTGTATTATCTATCAAATAGTAAAAAATTAATAATGTCTCAAAAACATAGTAATTTTTCATATTTTTCTTCTTCCATAAAAAAGAATTTACTTATTTATTTTTATAAAGAAAATCAATTAATATCTAATTCTGATACAGGTAACTATATTTATTTTGAGGATAATGGTAAATGATAATAACTGATTATAATACTGATGTTTTTAATTTTAAAAAACATATTCAAGAATTGTATAATTTTAATGAATTAGAAGATTTACACTTATTAACACCAAAAGATATAGAATATTCCAAAATATTTGAAATTGGAGAAGATTCAAATACAATTTTTCATAATAAATTTTATAAAAAGTTAAATAATGGATGGAATGAGTTTATAGATTTATATAAACAATTTGTTATTGATTTAATAAATAAAGACAATAACTTAAAGTTTGAAACAATTTTATTTCAAAAAACCCCAACTTTTAGGGTACACTTACCAAACAATGTTGCTGTTGGAAAGTTCCATTCAGACTCGGAGTTTAATCATCCTATAGGAGAAATAAATTATATCATTCCAATAACAAAAATGTATGGTACAAATACTGTTTGGTGTGAAAGTAATGTTGGTTTGTGTGATTATCATCCAATACCAAGATTAGAATTTGGTAATTTATTTCAATTTAATGGCAATCAATTAAAACATGGAAACTTAATAAACAAAACAAATAAGACCAGAATAAGTATGGATTTTAGAATAATATCTAAAAAAGATTTTGATAATTCTAAAAAAGATTATTCATTAACTACCAAAAAAAAGTTTGAAATAGGCGAATATTATGAAAAGTTGTAAACTTATATCAATAACTGGACCTTCTGGTGTAGGAAAGACAACTATATCTAAATTAATTTCTTGTATTTATAATAATTCTTTAATAATAAGTGGTGATGATTGTCACCGATGGGATAGGTATAGCGATAATTGGAAACGATTCACACACCTAGACCCAGCAGCTAACAATCTTGAAGAAGAAAAGACTCAATTAAAACTATTAAAAAACATGAAGCCAATTGAAAGAAGGTTATATAATCATGATACTGGCTTATTTGATGATCCAATAACATTAGAACCAAAAGATGTTATCATATATGAAGGCTTACACACTCTCTATGATAATGAATTAAGAGATTTAGCTGATGTAAAAATTTTTATCGATACTGATGAAATGTTAAAAACCGAATGGAAAACAAAAAGAGATACGCTAAAAAGAGGGTATACAGTTGAACACGTAATTGAAACCATCAAAAAAAGATTACCAGATGAAGAAAAATACATATTACCTCAAAAGCAATACGCAGACATTATAATTAAAATTGTTAAATTAAAATCAAAAAAACAAGAAGATATAATTAAACTAATTTTTATTGATAAAACAAATAAAAATTCAAATTTGATTAAATTAATCAAGAAAAATTATAATAAAATTCTAAGTTTTATAAAATATTCTAAAAAAATTGGTTCAAACAGTAAATTAACTCAAAATATTGGAGGTAATACTTCATTAAAATTTGAAGATAAGATGATAATTTCATCTTCTGGTATTAATTTAGCAGATATTCAAATGTTTGAAAATTTTTGTATATACAAAATAGACCATCCTTTAACTTGTTTATTCAATTATGGTCGTCCTTCAATGGAGATGGATGCACATTTACATCTAAATAAAGCCACTATACATACACATCCAATAGAGTTATTAACTATTTTATGTTCTACTGAAGCTGAATCTGTAATTGATGAATTATATTTCAATTTTAATTATTCTTATTTTAATTATGTTACACCTGGTTTTGATACAGGAGCAATTTTATCAAATCATCTTAATTCATCACAAAAAGAAATAATTTTTATTCAAAATCATGGCATATTTGCTTCTTCTTTGAGTTTTGAAAAAAGCTTTAATTTAACAAAAAAAATAAATTATTTATCTAAAAAATATCTTTTATCTAGAAAAAAACAAATAAAAAATATAATGCAAACCGATGGAATTCTATTCCCCGATGCAGCAGTAAACAAAAAAAGTAACAAGTCAATAAATGATATAATATATAATAAAATTATTGAATGTGGATTGACTCCTAATTTTCTATCACTTGAACAGATAGAAAAATTAATAAATCTTGAACAAGAAAAATATAGAATCAATATGGTGCTAAATGAAAACAATATACGTTGATATAGATGAAACAATTTGTTTTTATGAGGAAGAAATAGCATTAGATGGAAAAAAAGATTACAAAAAAGCTATTCCAAATCATGAGAATATACAAAAAATAAATCATTTATTTGATGAAGGTAATAAAATAATATATTGGACAGCTAGGGGTAGTAGAAGTGGTATTGATTGGTATGATTTTACAAAAAATCAACTTGAAGCTTGGGGAGCTAAGTTTCATAAATTAAAATGTGATAAACCATATTATGATTTATTTGTTGAAGATAGAAGCAAAAGAATAGAGGAGATTTAAATGATTGTAATATCTCATAGGGCTAATCTTAACGGTATTGAAGAAAATAGAGAAAATAATCCAAAATATATAGATGAATGTATAAGTCTTGGATTTGATGTAGAAATAGATTTAAGAATGAAAAACAATAAGTTATTTTTAGGACATGATTTTGCTCAATATGAAATATCAATAGAATGGTTGTTAGAAAGAAAAGATAATTTATGGATTCATATAAAAGAATATGAAGCATTACAAATTATTATGAACTATAAGGAAGAACTAAAGTTTTTTTGTCATGAAAATGATAGATTTACTCTCACAAGTAACGGATTTATATGGTGTCATGATTTAAACAACAGAATGAATGAAAATTGTATTATTCCATTGCTATCATTGAAACAAGTTAGAGATTACGAAGACTATAATTCATTTGCAATATGCACAGATTATGTATATGATTGTGTAGAAAAATTTAAAAAATAAGGAATTTTATATGTTATTAATAACTGGCGGTACTGGTATGGTGGGAAATGCTTTAAGAGATATTGCTCCTAATGCTTTTTATGCTTCTTCTGATAATTGCGATTTAACAAGTGAAAATGATACTAAATATATGTTTAAACATTTAAAGCCAACAAAAGTAATTCATTTAGCCGCAAAAGTTGGTGGCGTTAAAGCAAATATGGAACAACTTGGACAGTTTTATACAGAAAATATTAAAATTAATACAAATGTTTTACATTATTCAATGGTTTACAAAGTTGAAAAAGTTTTGTCATTGCTAAGTACATGCGTTTACCCAGATATAGTGTCCTATCCGCTTACAGAAGAACAAATACATAATGGCCCACCACATGAATCTAATTTTGCATATGCATATGCAAAAAGAATGATTGATATACAATCAAGATCATACAGAAAACAATATGGTTGTAATTTCATTACTGCTGTACCAAATAACTTATTTGGTGAATATGATAATTTTGATTTAAATAATTCTCATGTTATCCCTGCAATTATAAGAAAAATATATGAAGCAAAACATAATAAAGAAGATGTTGTTTTATGGGGTAATGGAACTTCGTTACGAGAATTTACATATTCAAAAGATTTGGCAAAAATATTAATGTTTATTTTAGAAAAATATAATAATGAAAATCCAATCAATATTGGCAATACTAACGAGTATACGATTAAACAAATTGCAGAATCAATAGCATCAAAACTACAATACGATGGGAAAATTATTTGGGATGTTTCTAAACCAAGCGGCCAATTTAAAAAACCATCAGATAATTCAAAGCTTATTGGTTTGGGTTGGGATAAAAATAACTATACCAATATTGATATTTCCTTGACAAATACTTGCAATTGGTTTACATTAAATTACCCAAATATTAGAGGAATTAAATGAAAACTGCATTGATAACTGGTATAACTGGTCAAGATGGTTCTTATTTGGCTGAACTGCTTTTGTCTAAAGGATATAAAGTTGTTGGTCTTAAAAGAAGAACATCTTTACTATGTACAGATAGAATTAATAATTTTTATAATCATGCAAATTTTGCACTTGAGTATTTTGAATTAGATGATCCATCATGTATGTACAGAATACTTAACAAATATAAGCCAGATGAAATTTATAACCTTGCTGCACAATCACATGTTAGAGTTTCTTTTGATATTCCACAAAGCACAATCAATACTATTGTAATGGGAACTATGAATTTAGTAGAAGCGGTAAGAACTATATGCCCAAATGCAAAATTTTATCAAGCTTCTTCTTCTGAAATGTTTGGTGATAATCCAAACTATCCATACAATGAAGAAAGCAGACTCACACCAGCATCTCCATATGCAAATGCTAAAGTTTTTGCTCATAATTTAATGAGAAACTATAGAATATCGTATAATATGTTTACTTGTTCTGGAATTTTATTCAATCATGAATCTCCAAGAAGAGGGGAAACATTTGTAACAAGAAAAATAACTATGGCAGCAGCTAAAATTAAATTAGGATTACAAGATAAACTTTATCTTGGAAACTTAGATGCAGTTAGAGATTGGGGGTTTGCTGGCGATTACGTTGAAGCTATGTGGCTAATGTTGCAACAAGAAAAAGCTGATGATTATGTTATTGCTACTGGCAAAGCATATTCTGTAAGACATTTTTTGAATCTAGTGTTTGAACATGCTGGTTTAAGTGTTGGTAAATACGTAGATATAGATTCAAGACTGTTTAGACCACATGAAGTACCTTATTTGCTTGGTGATTCCTCAAAAGCAAATAAAATATTAAATTGGCAACCTAAAACAGATCTAAAATCATTAGCTGCTATGATGTATGAAGAGGACTTAAAAAAATATTATGATATTAGTAACAGGATATAAAGGATATATTGGTAATAAGTTATATAACAAGCTAAAAGAAGCTGGTTATGAAGTATTTGGTATTGATTTAAAGGACGGTCATGATATATCTGATTGTCTACCAAAGAATAAAAATTTTGATTATGTATTCCATTTAGCAGCGTTACCAAGCGTTGAATATTCCGTACTGAACCCAAGCTATACGATGAAGCATAACGTATTAGCAACTTCAAAATTATTAGAATGGGCAAAAGATAATAAAGTTAAAAGATTTATATTTTCTTCTTCCTCTGCAATTTATGGGGACGGAAACGGACCAAAATCTCCTTATGGATTACATAAATTACTATCAGAACAAGAGTGCAAACTTTATTCAGAACTTTACGGACTAGATACAGTTTGCTTAAGATATTACAATCTTTATTCAGAAGATCAAAAATATGGTGGAGCATATTCTACTGCTGTTTCTGCTTGGATGGAAATGATTAGGTTAAATAAGCCTTTAAGAATTGATGGTGATGGAGAACAAACAAGAGATTTTATTCATGTTGATGATGTTGTTAGGGCAAACATATTTTGTATGAATTATAAAGATAAATTTAATGGAAATTTTTATGATATTGGTAGTGGCAAATCTATATCATTGAATTATATTAAAGATTATATTAATAAGTACAACAAGGTAGAATGGAAAAGCTCACCAGAAAGAATAGGTGATGTAAAACACACAAAAGCAGATATAAGCAAAATGTTAGAACTTGGTTGGTCACCATTAATTAATATAGAAGATGGGTTAAAGATTTGTTTTTATAAGGAGTAAAAAAAATGACACTTTCAAATCAAGCAGTAGGAGCAGTTATGATGGCTCTCCAGAAATCACTTATGGAACAATCAGATATTGTTCCAGTTATTAAAGAATTTAATTTAATTGAAACTGAAGACGGATTGGTTGTTACAAATCCTCCAGTTCTCTCTATGGACACAATAGAGCCTAACTGATGCCAAGATACTCTTACACTTGTACAAGCTGTGAGAGCACTATAGAAGCCTCTCATTCAATCAATGAGAGGCTTTCTTATTGTGACTCTTGCGGAACAGATACACTAAAGAAAAATTTATCAATTCCAACAATAACTAAGCAACCAGAAATCAATAATTTGACAAGTAATAAAAATGGTGCTATAGTTAAAGAGAAGATCGAAGAATTTAGAAAAGATCTTAAAGAACAAAAACAACAATTAAAGAATAGGGACTTATGATTACTTTATCAATCTTATTGTTATTATCGGTTATAGTAAATGGATTATTATTCTGGTATACAAGAAAGCTATTAGAAAAGCTATCTGTATTTACCGAAGGTGTTATTGAATTTAGAATGAAACTGCAAGAATTAGCAGGACACTTAGAATCAGTACATCAACTAGAAATGTTTTATGGTGAACCTGTACTGCAACGACTCATTCAACACATGAAACTTACAGTTACAGAAATCAAAATGTTTAGTGATTCCTTCATTATTAGCGAAGGTGAAGAGAAAGAGGAGCCAGTTAATGATGAAGAAAAAGCAGAATAATTATTTTACAGATGCTCACGAACAGGCAATAATAAATTATGCCCTAACAACTGATAATAAGATTAGGACTGAGTTGTATGTTACATACATAGAGCCAGCCTTTAATGAGATGGTTGATAAGATTGTCTTCACTTATAAATTTACAACTCTTCCAAACATTGATGACCTTAGATCTGAGTGCAAGATTTGGCTTACTACTATCTTAGATAAGTTTAATCCTTCATCTGGATCTAAAGCTTTTTCATATTTTTCAGTTATTACAAAAAATTGGTTTATTCATAAAGTTAAGAAGACAGCAGAACAAACCAAAAGAGAAGTTGGAATAGAAGACATTACCAAATCTTCTTGTCATGAAACTCTTATTGTTAAACATAGTTATTTTACTTCAAGAGAAGATAATGAATTTTGGAGAGAATTTTGGTATGAAGTAAAAAGTTGGGAGCATGTTGAGATGAAAGTAAACGAAAGAAGAATTGTAGAGGCAATTAAAATACTAATGGAAGATCCAGACAACATTGAAATTTTTAATAAAAAAGCTATTTATCTTTACATTAGAGAAATAACTGGTCTGAATACTAAACAAATTGTAACAAATTTAACTAAAGTTCGTAACAGATACAAAGAATTCAAAAATGATTGGGATTCTGGAAACATTTAAATGGCAATAGACAATTCAGTAGTAAAAATACCATCCCTATCTACAACATCAGCAGTTGAGAAAGTTGACCTTCAAGGCGTTGGAGGTCAAGTAACATTTAATAACGGTGTTTACTTATCTAAAGAATCATTAAATAAGCCATTACCCAAATCTCTTTATAAAGTTTGGTCCAATAACAACAAACTTTATTTATTAGAAAGAGAAACAACAAAAATTGAATCTATCATCAATTCCATTTCATCTAAAATCAACAGAGTGTTTAAGATAGGTGGGAGTGATGATAGTTTTGCATTTGTTAATGAAACAAACGAACAACTTGCAGAGAAGTCATTAAATTCTCTAAGACTAGTAGAAAATACTAGGTTTAACAACAGTCCAGAAACTATTAACAACTCACTTTCTAATTATCGCTCTTATACTAAAGAAAGTATTGCATTAAATCACAACAACTATAAAAATAAGATTATAAATTTTTATAAGTTAAAACCAGAGTTAACAACAAATTTATTAAAATTATGTACACCACAAGAAGGTCTTACAGAAATTTTAAACAGTAATTTCTTTTTGAGAATAAAATCTATTTTCACAACTAGAGAAATTAGTTCAAGTTACTATAATTATTTCACTTATTTACTGGCTCATTGGACGTTATTTAAAGTAGACGAATTAACTTTAACAGAATTTGATATCAAGAAGAGATCAGATACAGTAAAAGCAACAGTTGCAGCTCCATTAAAAGAACAAGATCTTGATTTGTTTAGAAGTTTATCCATAATAAACACCAAAAGATTGTCTTATAGTTTTGATAACTTAAGAAAATTTGATAATGTTTTGTTGTTTGATACCTCTGACGTAAATGGAATTAGAACTTTATCTATAACAGACAGCGATGGATACACACTACTTGATCAAGATAATTATACCAACTACTATAATAAAGTATTTGTATTTGAAAATCTTAATAGTGGACAATTATCTGCCATTAGTAGTATTGAATTTTATACTGTTGGCGATATAAAAAGAACTGCTTTTTCATACAATTTTGAAAGTCTCTATAATTCACTTGGAGGTTCTATGCTGGATCTTGGTGTATGGAGTGCAGATAGACAACAAAGATTAGAAAATAAAAAATCTAATTATAGATTGTTGATTTATGATAAACAAGACTATGTTGGAATACCAGTAGATTTTGGAAACAGTCTGATAGAGCTAGAAATCAATACAGAGTTTAGAGTAAATTCTGATGGTGATTTTTATGTTGTAGAAATTGTTTAGGACCTATTTATTATTATGGATAAAGTAGATAAATACATAAACAAAGTAATTGTAAATATTGAAGAAGATCGTGAAGTAACAAAAGAACTTCTTCAAGACGTTATGGGGTACATTGGAAAAGATGCCTCAAATCACGCCTCAGTAGGCCATGTAGCAGCCAAGTACGTTGAATCACTACAAAGGTCGAATGAACAACTTGTAAAGCTTGTAACGCTTATGGCGAAGAAACACGATAATCTTTATGCTGATTTAGACGATAGTGAAAAGCATAGCATTTATGAAAAACTATCTAATGACGGTGAGTAACAATGAATGAAAACGATAAAGTAGATACTAATTTACTATCTTCATTGAATCAAGATAATTATGATAAAACCTATGGTGTAACAGAACCAAAAGGTATCAATGTAGATGCTTCTTTTTATACATCTCAAACTTTAAACACGTTCGATAAAACTGTAGGTGTTAAAACCCCAAGATGTAAAGTAGTTTATGTTATAACAAAAGATAAACTCGCTGGCCCTCAAGTTGGAAGCACCCCTTGGAATAGAACAGAAATTGCTGGTCTTTCGACTAATAACAGAAGCATTTATCAAGTAAAAGTTGTTTGTCCAAACGCTGGTAGTGATCTAATTCCTTATCCAATAAATGCTTCTTCTCCTAAACAAAATGATTTAGATTTATTAAAAATAAAACTTCACACAACAGCTTTTATAGAATACGAAGCAGGAAAAACTGAACAATTACCAGATTTATATGATGAAGTTGTTATTGAATATATTGGTAATGATAAGTCTGAGGCTAAAATCTTAGAAATTTATAGAAAAGATGCAGCATCTCCACAAGAAAATCAAACTAGTCCAACTAACGCTTTTAACAATTCCAATGGCGGTACTTTAGCTGATACTAGCAATAATACAACTGGGGATGTTGTTCAAAATAGAACTGTTAATTTAAATTCTACAAGTACATGTGGTGATGGTTCTACAGAATACCCATATGTAGAATGCAAAAAAGCTAAATTAGATGCTAATGGTCAAATGGCATCTTTGCATCCAGTTTATTGGGATAAGATAAATAATTTATTAAACGAAATTAAAACTAGAACATCTTATACAATAAAAATTGGTGAAACAATAAGATCTAAAGAATCTCAATTAGCTGCTAGGAAAAGAAGATGCCCTGCTGCTTTGCAGAAAAAAGGCGAACAATTTCTTAAAACTGCAAGTTGGAGTGATGTTTTAGCAAATGGACCATGTTCAGATGCTACTCCAACTGGTGCAGTAGAAGGTCCGTGGGCTAGTAACCACTTAAAAGGATTAGCTGTAGATTTTGTTATGGATGTTGGTTGTCCTGCAAGAAACGTTAACAGAGCGTTATACGATAGATGTAGGAGCGTAAGTAAAGTGTTTAATTACTTAAATTCATATGCATCTAAATATGGCGTAAAGAATTTAATCTCGGAACCTTGGCATTGGAGTCATAATGGTGGATAATACTGGAATAGCAAACGGTAAAAGAAAAGAATCAATTCCAAATAGAATTCAAGCTGTTGCTGAATCTATTTTTAATAGTCACAATTCTAATTGTTTTATTGTATTAGGTAACGATAGGCCATCAAGTAAGTTGTCTGGTCACGGCGGTATTGGAGACAAAGCTTGTGCTGCTATCGATTTAGTGGCTGGTGCTTCTTCTTATTATTTAGGACAGACTGATTCTGATAATAAAACTATCTTTATTGACCCTAATACTAAATCTGATGCAGCAAGAATCTACATAAGTCAAATGACGGATGTAGATGACAACTTTGAATTAGTTGATGGTTCTCTTGGAAACTCAAAAAATAAATCAGCTATCGCTATGAAAGCAGATGGTATAAGAATAATAGCAAGAGATGGTATTAAACTTGTAACAAAAACAGATTTTGCAAACAGTAAGGGTAAAGAAGTCTTACAAAATGGTGGTATTAATTTAATTGCTTTAAATGATGATAGTACATTACAACCAATGGTTTTAGGCGATAACCTAGTAAATTGTATTGATAAATGTCTAACAGAAGTTGATTCATTACAAAATAGATTGAATAGCTTTATTACAGAACAACAAAAACTTAATGATCAATTAGCCACTCATGTTCATGTTAGTACGTTTCCTGGCACTCCAACTTTACCAGCAATTAATGTAATGTTGCAAAATTTAACTGTATTATTTAAAAAAATAATAAATCAAGATATGGGCATTTATTTACAGAAATCAAACATTGCTGGTATAAAGAACGAATTTTTGTTGAATCCAAATACTTCTATTAGAAGCAAGCACAATAAGGTAAATTAACATGAATCCAACACCAGTACCAAATTATGAACAACCAGATTGGTACAACTTACCTAACAAAGAAGTTTATTTTGATGAAAAATTATTAAAGTATTGTGTTGTAATAACTACAAATCATTTAAATTTTTCTAACCAAAATGTCATGAACGAAGAATTGCTTGATACTGGTGTTAGAGAATTAGTTTCTTTTTATAACAAATCCAACAATGATGCTACTATTCAATTAATCAAATCATCAAACTTTACTATGGTACAAGAAACTCATGTACCTTATAGAAGAATGGCAAGAATTAGGGGATTGGTTACAGTACAAAAAGAATTTTTTGATTCAATACCATCGAACGCATCAACAACATCAATCCCACTTGGCCTTGACATTTCTGAAGCTAATTTTATTTTAAAAATACCACTATTTGAAATAAAAACATTATTTAAAACTCTTTCTAATACATTAAGAATTTACAATACAGATGTTTATTTTTCAAATTCAAAAATAGGTATTTCTCTTAAAGATAACGATATTCTACCATATAATGCAGCAGAGCAAGTAATTGAAGAATTATCTTTAGCAGAAAAAGCTGACAATGTTGATAAATTTTTAGATAAATTGTTTTCATTATTTGATAAAAATAACATTGATTATGAAGAAAGTAAATCAACTTATTCAAAAATAGAAATAGAATTTGCAATTAATGATAAATGTAATAAAATTTACGATATTGCAATAAATAAAAACAATTCTTGTACAAAACCACGAATAGGAATCGAAAAATTTTTAAAATCTAATCCTATTGATGACGAAACAACTGTTGCTTTGATTAAAAACATACATAGAATTTCAAAAATTGAGAGGTGTAAAGTACCTTGGCCTGAATTTGTTGAAACATATCTTTATCCAAAAGTTACAGTAGTTGGTGTTAGTTTAAATGATGTAATTCAAAATTTTGAAAAAAATAAAAATCAATATGCAAAAGACATACTTCAAATTTTTAATTCACTAGAATATGATGCACGACTACAACCAGCAAAAGATTTTAATAAAGTCAAAACTGAAGAAGAAAAAAATAAATTGTTTAAAGAAGCAATGAATCAAGAGCTTAAAAACTTTAACACAAGTTTACCTACAGTTGAAAAATTATTTGATGTATCTTTGTTAAACAGAAGTATTTATGTTGGTGATAATTTTGTAGATAGACAAAACTTAGATAGAACATTTGACAGTATAGTTAATGCAATTGACTCACAAGATCCTCAAAAAGAAGATGAAGTTATAATAGGAAAAGTACAGTACCCAGCAGCAGACATTGAAGAAGGTTTTTATAAGTTAGATAAAAATAGTGATGGTTATGTTTTAAAAGACAAATCAATAACCTATACTAAAGAACAAGTTAGAGCTAAATCTCCACAGATTCTTGAAACTTTATTTATTGATGTTGATGGCAGCCCACCAGCAACACATCATTGCTACTTATACGAAATACCATCACAAGCTGCAAAATCATTAGACACTATAAGACAGAAAATTAATAAAGTTTATGATGTTTTGAACATATTTGGTTTATGTAAAATGATAGATTATTCTTTAGGCTGTGCTTTATCGTTTGCTAAAAGTTTTATTGATATAGGAGAGATACAAGCATCAATAACAATAGGAACAATAAGTTCTTTTAGTTTTGATGAAATGTCAACAAAAGTGATTCCTTATTTGCCACAAGATCAGCAAGAATTGGTCTACAAAGAATTACTAGAAAGAGCATCTTGTTTGAATGTTAATGCAATACTATTTATTTTAAGAAAAACACTTCCAACTGAAGTTTATGAAAGCTATGGATTTGACACAGATCAATTTTCTGAAGTTCCATTAAATGAAAAGGTTGAAAAAATTAATGAGGCATTGTCCAAACTAATGTCAACGAGAGTACAATAATGTCGGTATGTTTTGAACTAAATCAAGAATCAGAAAACGCCTTAGCAATCAAAATAAAAGATCAAATTTTTGATAAGTTAAAAAATTGTAATGGTGAAGAAGAACTAAAACAAACATTAATAAATATTTTAAATGAAAATGATGCTGTATTAGACATTGAAAAAATACAAAATGGTGATGAAGTTTCAAGGCTTCTTGATAATTTTCTAGCTTGTTCTGTAGAGCAAACTCCAGATAATCTTGAAGAAAATAAAATACAACTTGGAAATTTATTACAAAATGCAGTTGATTTAGTATGTAATCCACCAGCTTTTACAATTCCTTATCCATTTCCAATAATTGATTTAAGTAATAACTTTACAGAAAAACTTTTGTTAGCGTTACTGAGGTTAGCAATAAAGATAATACTTTCGATTATTAAAAAATTATTATCTTTAATAATAGATTTCTGTAGTAACAATGGGTTTTCTGACTTTAGCAAATTTGGAAGTGAAAACATAAAAAATATTATAGCTCAATCTATAGGTGATGAATTATCGCAAAGTTTTCTAGCAGATGTTTTTTCGTTGTTTGGAGTAGATGAAAATGGTCATTCAACTGTAGTAATAACGACAGGAGAAGAAGTCCCTTGTGATGATATTACTCCTGCTACAGTTGCAAAAGGAATTAGCGACTTTCTAGACGATCTTTCTATTATGGCAACACCTGTAGAATTGTGTAGTTTGCTAAACAACAAAGCAAAAGATAACGTATTTATTATTGTTGAAGAATTGCTAGAGTTTGAATACCCAGAGATAAGAAAAAGACTTAATAATAGAACAAAAATTGCTAGTCTTTTTAAAATTTTAGGAACAAAAACTGATCCTTCTATCTGTCAAATAATAGAAGATAATGCTGAAAAAATTATAGCAGCACCAGAGATTTGTTTTACAAGCGACGTAAATCAAGTAAGAAATTCTTTATTAAAAGAAAGAAACTTAACTGACCAGCAAATAAAAGATATTTTAGATAAAGAAAGAAACAAAGTAAAAAAAGAAATTGCTAAATTAACAGAGTTAGCAAATTTTATTAAAACAGACCCAAATAAAATACTAGGAGATACACCAGAAATCTTCTGCAAAGGAAGTAAGCCTGGTTTGGTAACTGTTGATGATATGCCTTCACTTAAAGATGCCGTATCTGATACTGTAGATTCTACTTTCAACACGTTTGCTATGGTGTTTAATCTAAATGCTTCATCGTTTGTTAATAACATCTTGGATACTAAAAAGACAGAAAGCACAACAGACCCTATAATAAAAAAGTTTATTGATTCTAGTACTATAGATTCAAACGGAGAAGTTGTAATTTTAGAAAATTCATTAAATACTAAATTTATGCAAAAAGTATCTCAAGGTCAATTTACGTTATGTGATCAAAATGGAAGAACTGATAATGAAAATTTACTTAAGTATTATAAAGACATTAAAATAAATGATAGAAAAATAGTAAACAATGACGTTATAGATGTTCAAACATTATCTAGTACAACAAACTACGACTCATTTGATGGTGGTGAAGATGGTAAAGTATTCATAAAAAATTACATTTATGAAGCAAAAACTACACCAGATGTTATTAATGTCTGCAATAACATAGCAAATTATGTAGAATTAGATTATGAAAAAATGTCAATTAGTATAAACATCCCTAACAAATACAAAGACATTAGAAATCCAAATGCACTATCTGATTTTTCTTCACTCCCTAGCATACAAAAATTAACAATTTACACAATCTCTGGATCATCACAATGAGTTCTACTACTGACCAAATAATAATTAACAACAAACCAATTGTAGTTTCAACAAATTCTACTTATCTAGACAAAGAAGCTTACAACGATGTATCTTTAAATGAAATAAATACAACAACCGATCAATTAGATACATTTATTAAACTTTTACCACAAGATTATGTAGAATTTGTTAACAACGAACAAATAATAAAACAAATTTATTTAAATTGTTATTCAAGATTATTTCAGCTATTTTTCTCAGCTCAAGAAGAAAGTGTATTTACAAAAACAAAAGAAGATTTAAATGCTGATTTTGATGGTCCAACTTTATTACAAAATTTGAATTTTTTTCAAATTTTAGACATTCAAAAATTAAAAGACAATTTATTAAACGATTTAAACAATGATCCTTGTCTTGTAATGAATGTACAACAACCAACTACCGTTTTACCATTACAAAAAGAACTTATAAAAACAAACTTAAGATTAGGCTGTAGGACACACATACTAGATTTTAAATTAAGAAACATTACATTATCAACTGTTTTTGATAATAGTGAATTTTATGCTAACGACAATACTTTATCAAATTATTTATTTGATCTTTTTATTGAAAGAATAAAAAATACTTCTATTTCTTATTATCAAAGCATGAACTTGATAATGGGAGAAGAAATTGAATCGTTATCTGAAAACGGTTCTGAACTAGTAGATCCTGTAACTACAAAAAAAGTAGAGTTTATTTACCCACTAGATACTGTAAACTCGGAACAAAATTTGTTAATTTATTTAAAGTATGTATTTGATCAAGAATTCATAAACATAAGCAATAATTTAAATTCATTTTTAAAAATGAAAATTTCTAAAAATGGAGTAAAAATTTCTTTATCTGATTTGATAACTACAAAACAATTTTTTATAAATAATTGCAAAACAGTTGGAACTAATCAGCTTAGATTAGTAGAGAATTATGAACTTTTCTTTTATGTTGAAATAGAAAATACATCAATAAACAGTAACTGTACTATAAGTTTATCTATAAAAAGTCCATTATCTACAGGACAACAAGCTGTAAAACTAATAAGTGCAAGAAAGTTCACTATACCTTCTACAACAGCAACAATTTCTGATGTTTCACAAGAACAAATTCTTGATTCTATTCAGCAAATCCAAAGTAATAGTAAGTTTGATACTATGTTTGACTTTGTATTCCCTTTACAAAAAATGTTAAATGTTTGTTCTATAAGTAACATTCTTATGTGTTCAAACTATTATCCAAATTCTAATGACTCATTTGAAGGTTCTTTTAAAACTATTTTTAACATACACAAATCTATTTCTAATAGTGGTGATCAAAATCTTTGTGATGAATTAGAAAATCCAAACTCATCATTTGGATTTGAACTTGAAATAGCTAAAATAATTGCACAAACTCCAATTCAAATCATTAAAAGCCTAGAAGAAACTTACGATCCAAACATTGTTATTGCAAATCTCTTAAAGAAAGCTGCTGAATCAGTAGGCGCTCCAGATTTGTCTATAATACCTTACTCAAGTTGGCTAATGGCACCACCACCAGTTGGACCAGCTATACCTGTAGTTCCTCCTTTTGGATTTATTTATTGGGGTATCTCAGCAGCAGAAACCATTTCTAATACAGCAAAAGGAAACAATAGTTTTGGATTTGAATTTGACATAAGCGGAATGGACATTAAATTCAAAAATCCATTTAATTCTAAGTGTTAGACTAGTTATTTACATGGCAGGATACTCAGCAAGATTACCAATAAATAAAGACCCAAATGATGGGTTTCAAATGTTGAAAACTATTCCAGAAGTTGCAAAGCAAAATTTTAAAATGCTTTTGCTGACTGAACCTGGGGAGCGAGTTTGGGATAGAAATTATGGTGTTGGTCTAAAAAGATTTTTATTTGAGCAGCGTGTTATAGTAGAACAAACACTAACAAATGAAATAGTAAGACAAGTTTCAATTTATTTACCATATCTTAGTATAACAAAAATGGATTTCATTATGGATGAGGATGATAATTTAACTAATTTAAGAATAGCTTTTATTATCCAAGGATTTAGTGGTTCCGATGTTCTTGAAATTTGACATAGTACCTATTTATTATTATGAAGAAACAAGTTCCAATACGTTACACAGCAAGAGATTTTGAAACAATCAAGAAAGAATTAGTAGAATACTCTAAAAGATACTATCCAGATACATTCTCTGACTTTAATAAGTCTTCTTTTGGTTCACTAATTCTAGATACAGTAAGCTACGCTGGTGACGTTTTATCATTTTATTTGGATTATCAATTTAATGAAAGTATGTTAAATACTGCCGTTGAATTTGATAACATAATCAAAATTTCTAAACAATTAGGGTATAAATACAATCCAAGAAGTACTGCTTCTGGTTTTGTAACTTTATTCCTTTCTGTTCCAGCAGAATCTGACTCACTTGGTCCAAACGTAGATTATTTACCTATCCTAAAACAAGGCACAATCTTTACCTCAACTGGTGGTCAATTATTTACTCTGCTTCAAGATGTAGATTTCTCAAACAATTCAAATGAAATTGTTGTAGCAAACGTAGACTCTACAACAGGAACGCCAACAAGTTATGCAATAAAAGCTTTTGGAATAGTTCAATCTGGCTACTATGATCAAAAAGTTATAGAAATTTCTGATTATAAAAGATTTCTTAAATTAGATCTACAAGACTCAAATGTTCTAGAGGTTATTTCTGTAACCGATTCAGACGGTAATGAATACTATGAAGTAGATAATTTATCACAAGATGTGGTATACAGAAACATTAACAACAATAATGCACAAGTAGATGGTGTTACATCTATTCTAAAACCATTTCCTGTACCAAGAAGATTTGTTGTAGATAAAAATAATACTACAACATTTTTACAATTCGGATACGGCTCTGAAGATGAGCTAACAAATTCATCAGTTGTTGACCCTTCTCAAAATGTTTTACAGTTACATGGAAGAAGTTATTTTACTGAACAATCTTTTGATCCAACTAATCTAATAAAAAGTGATAAATTTGGTGTCGCACCAGCTAACACAAGTTTAACAATAGTCTATAGAAAAGCAAATGTAAACTTTAGTAATGTTGCTGCAAGTACAATAACAGGTGTAAGAACCAGTACTTTTACATTTCCAAACATTAATGGAACTACTGCACAATTGAGAAGTTTTGTTAAAAATAGCTTAGAAGTAATAAACGAAGAACCATTAGTAGGCGAAGTCCGTATGGATCAAGCAGAAGAACTTAGAATGAATACTTTAAATTATTATGCAGCACAAAACAGAGCAGTATCTTTAATAGATTATCAAAGTATTATTTATTCAATGCCATCACAATTTGGTAAGATTAAAAGATGCACTATCATGCAAGATACTAATTCGTTTAAAAGAAATCTAAACATTTATGTTATTTCTCAAACAAATTCTGGTGTTCTCGCTGTTGCAAATTCAATAGTTAAATCAAATTTAAAAACATGGCTTGCTTCTTATAAGATGATTAATGATACTATAGACATTTTAGATGCAACAATAATAAATTTTGGAATAGATTTTAGTATTGTAGTTGATCCATTCTACGATAGAGCAACAGTTTTATCAAAATCTTTATTGGCTGTACAAGTAGAATTTGGTGGAACACGTTATGACATTGGAGAATCAATTTCAGTAGCAGAAATTTATAACACTTTAAACAAACTAGATGGTGTTATTGATGTTAGAAGCGTAGCAATAACACAAAAATTTGGTCCATCTTATTCAAATTCAATTATAGATTTAAATTCTATGACTACATTTGACGGAAACTATATTAATGCTCCAAAAAATGTAGTTTACGAATTGAAATTTCCATCTGTTGACGTAAAAGGAACAATTTCATAATGGCTATTAAAAGATTTTTTGCTACAGCAGATACAACAATAACAAACGCCTTTAAAGCTAATTTAACTACAAGAGGTGTTAGCGGAAATATGGGCCAATCAGACATACTTGAAGTATTCAGTATTTATGGTCAATCGAATCCATCTTCTTCTGAGTTATCAAGAGTTTTGGTACAATTTTCAGTAAATGACATTATTTCTAATAGACAATCTGGTTTGTTACCTGCTTCTGGTTCTGTTTCTTGGTTTTTGAAACTTTATAATGCCAAACATTCAGATACAGTACCAAGTGATTTTACTTTAACAGTTTCTGCCGTATCTCGTTCTTGGAACGAAGGTTATGGGCTTGATATGGAAGAATACAGTGATTTTGGCTACTCTAATTGGAATTCTGCTGCTTCTTCTTCGGACGTTGGAATAACAAATTGGACTTCTGCTGGTGGAGATTATCATACAAACCCAACAGCCTCTCAATTCTTTAATAAAGGTACTGAAGATTTAATTATTGATGTTTCTTCTATAGTTGAACAATGGATTACTGGATCAAAAACAAATTATGGTTTTGGTGTTAAATTAACTTCAAGCCAAGAACAAGCAGCCCAATCATTTTATACTAAAAGATTTTTTGCAAGAGGAACAGAGTTTTTCTTTAAAAAACCAACTTTAGAAGCAAGATGGAACTCTGTTCGTCGTGATAACAGAGGTTATTTTTATGCAAGTAGTTCGTTAGCATCAGCCCAAGACAATCTTAATACAATTTATCTTTATAATGTTGTTAGGGGTCGTTTGGCTAACATACCAGCAATTGGAACTGGTAACATCTATGTAAGGGTGTTTGACGATCCATCTGGCAGCAATACAATTACAGCAACACCAAACAATCCTGTAACTGGTGGATGGGTTTCTACTGGCATTTACTCGGCTTCTTTTGCATTAAACACAACATCATCAGAAGTATTTGACCGTTGGTTTAATAGCACACTCACAACCTGTTTCCATACAGGTTCAATAGACATTTATGATTTAGATTCACAAGATTACAACCCAACAAATCGTTATGTTGTTTCGTGTACAAATCTTAAACCAATTTACTACTCTGAAGAACAATCAAGATTTAGATTCTTTGTTCGCAAGAAAGATTGGCAACCCACTATTTATACTGTAGCAACTAATTTTATTCCATCGGAGACAATAGAAAGCGCATCATATAAAATAGTGAGAGTAGCAGACAACCTTGAAGTTATACCATACGGAACAGGCTCTCTAATGCATACAGGTCTTTCATATGATGTTTCTGGAAGTTACTTTGATTTAGATATGAATTATTTAGAACCAGATTATTCATATCAAGTTAAATTAACCTTTTACGATGGTGTAACCAATAGCTGGAAAGAACAGCCAGATACATTTAAATTTAGAGTAGAAAAGAATGAGCCTTAAAGACCTATTTCAAGTAAAAAAAGTATTAGCACCAATTTCTAATGAGCAAATTGCTGAAGAATTAGAATCACCACAATTACTAGAATCTCAAACTATTCAACAAAATAGAATAGAATTTGCGGTTAATTATGCTACTGCTTCTAATTTTGCAATTTTTGGTTCTGCAAAAAAATACTATCAAGATTCAATACAAAGAATTTATCAACAATACCCATATGATGGTTCTAAAAAAGAAAAAATAGATTGGTACAATTCTTCTTCTTTATTGGACATTTGGTTTTATGAAAATGCATATCCAAGAACTACTGGTTATGGAACTTTTTCACCTTCTGGCTGGTCCACTCAACTATCATCAATTTCTGGTTATGGTAATCCAACAACTAAAGAATACATTGTAATTAAATCTGGACCAAACAATAAACCATCTACGACTTCTTTAAAAGATGCATTTACAGATTTAAGCAATCAAAATCAAAAAGCTAACATTTATAATGTTGCTGATAATAGAACTTCTAATTTAAAATTTAATTTAAGTGGTAGTGGTGTTACTTTAGAATTTTGGTTAAAAAAGAATTCATTCATTACATCAAGTACAGCAAAAGAAGTAATTTTTGATTTATGGAACGGTGTGGCTTCTTCAAGTGCTGGTTATGGTCGTTTGACATTGGAACTTTCTGGAAATACAGTTTCTCCATTTTATCTTACTGCACAATCTGGTACTGCTGGTTTTTTCCAACAAAACATAGGAACATCAGTAACCACTTCCTCAGTTGCTTCAACTTTGTGGAACCATTACGCTGTTTCGTTAGCAAATTCTGCAAGTTCAATTAATGTTAATTTTTATGTAAATGGTGATCTTAATTCATCTTACGCATTGGGAACAGCCATAAGCGATGTAACAGGTGGATTGGTAGCAAATCTTGGTGCTCTAAGAACTGCTCCCTCTGGCGTTTCTGGCGTTGGATTAGGATGGGGTAAGCTTTCTGGTTCTATTGATGAATTTAGATACTGGAAAACAGAAAAAACAGATAGAGAGATTGGTAGAAATTGGTGGACCTACGTTGGTGGTGGAACCAATACAGATGATGCAAATACTGATTTAGGTGTTTATTACAAATTTAATGAAGGTATAACAACTACATCATCTGTTGATTCAATAGTATTAGATTATTCTGGTCGTGTATCAAATGGTACTTGGGTTGGTTATTCTTCCGTATCAAGAAATACAGGATCAGCAATTAATGAATTTACAACAAAACAATTATCATCAGAAGAACCAGATCCAATTATTTATTCACAACACCCAAGTATTACTGATGTAACTACAACTTACGAATCAATTGGTGTAGACCATGACGTTAAAAATCCAAACACTCTCTACTATTCTTTTCCAAATTGGATAGTAGATGAAGATGAAGATGGTGAGTTATTAAACATCACACAAATAGCTGCATCTTATCTTGATACTCTTTACTTACAAATAAAGTATTTCACTTCCCTAAAAGATCACTATACCAACATACAAATAGATGAAAAACCATATCCATTTTCTCAAATGTTGTTGGAATCTACTGGTTTAGTTGCTCCAAACCTATTTGTTGATGCAAGACTTGTAGAAGAAGTTCTGTCTAGAAACGATGAAATTGAATACGAAGATAAATTAAATGAAATAAAAAACATAATTTATCAAAACATTTACTCAAACATAACAAACATCTTCAAATCTAAAGGAACAGAAAAATCTTTTAGAAACTTAATACGTTGTTTTGGTATAGACGAAGAGATTGTTAAATTTCATGTTTATTCAAACAATGATTTTAACACAGTCAAAGATAACTACAAAAACATAACTGCAAAAAAGAAATCAGTATCATTTAATGATCCAGATAGATTTAATTCCTCAATCTACCAACGTTCAATTGCATCTAATACAAATTCTATTTCTTATGTTACTGGATCGTCTGCATACGCTTATTTGCCTTTAAGTGCAGAAATAGAAGTAGTATTTTCTAAAAAACTTACACAAGCTGACGTAGGTTACTTCCCTACTCCATTTTTAACATCATCTATTTTTGGTGCTCATGGTGCTGTATCTAATTCAAGTAATTTTACTTGGGCAAGTCCACAGTATTTTGACTTTCAAGTAAGTGCCGTAAGAACAGAATTAGAATCTAATGATGTTTACTTTGTAGCTTCATCATCTTACTTTGGTGTTCAATTAACATCTTCTATTTACTTCAACACTTACAACAATGAGAAATGGAATTTTGCTGTTAAAATTACTCCAAACGATGTTGATTCTACACTAGTTTCTGGTACTTTAGACACTCTTTATACATTGCATTTTTATGGTGTTAATGCTGTAGGTAATACTGTTAAAAATCAATTTGTTTTAACTTCCTCATTAACAAACACTCAAGGTATAAACGCTCTTTCACAAAATAAAAGATTTTATATTGGTTCTGAACGTGTAAACTTTACTGGTTCTTTGGTCAAACAATCAGACATAAAAGCATTAGGATTTAAAGTATGGTCTAGTGACTTATCTTATGATGACTTAACGAACCACGCATCAGATCCTTACAGCTATGGTATTGCAGATGCTTTGGAAAATTCTACATTAACAAAATTTAACAATGTATCAATACCAAAAATCAAAACATTATTAGTAGATTGGAATTTTAATCTAATAACAGGTTCAGATAATGGTTCTGGAATTCCAGCAGTATCTGACGCTGGTTTTGATATACAAGATTTAACATCTGGATCGGTTGGTTCTTCAGTTTATAATCAAGCTTTTAACACCTTAAGCAACTATCAATATACTGCTAGAGGTGATTTCTTCTTACCAAACAAAACAGATGTTGTTGATACACAATACGTATTCTCTTCAAGATTAACACAATTTGAAGATTTAAGAAACTCTGATTTAATCAATATTTTAGATTCTGAAGAAATTGAAGTATTAACAAAACAAACAAGACCAATAAACTACTTCTTTAGCTTTGAAAAAAGTATGTATCAAACAATAAGCGAAGAAATGCTTAAAATGTTTAGTACAATTCTTGACTTCAATAATCTTGTTGGTGAACCAGTAAACAAATACAGAAAAGAACATAAATCTTTAAGTAAATTGAGACAACTATTCTTTGATAAAGTTCAGAACGAACCAGATCTTGATAAATACTTAGATTTTTATAAGTGGATCGATAGTGCATTAGGTAAATTTTTATTTCAATTAGTGCCAGCATCTGCAAATTCTAGCGAAGGTTTGTTGAACGTAATTGAAAGCCATGCATTTGAAAGAAACAAAGTACAATACAAGTTTCCAACAATTGAATTTAAATTACCAGTAATAGAAGCTGGTGCTCAATCAATTAATAAGCACTTATACGATTGGAAAACTGGTCATAGACCACTATCAAATAATGAAAATAATAATTGTCTTTATTGGAATCAAAGAGCTGAACGTGATGTATCACCAATCTCCTCATCAAACGCTGCCGCAAACAATTCAAGAAAAGCAATACTATCAACTTCTGTACAAGCTTTAAATAGAAGATTTACAACAACATATAGATTTGACGTTGAACAATCAAAACAAATCAAAGGTGGTGTAAACTTTGAAGCAAATAAAAACATAGATTTTTCTTCAATCGCTCTTGCTCCCCACGGTCCTTTAGATACAGACGATATCATCAATGTTCCAGCAAATTATCTCGTTTCATTAATTGAAAGAACTTCTTCATTAATTCAAAATTGTAATGATGTAACAGACCCAAACAAAAAGATTAAATATTATTTTAATACGGTACATGGAAGAGATTATTTATCTTCATCTCTTGGTTACGGAGAAATTTTAAGCAGCAAAATAGCACTACCAATAAATGTTATTAGCGGCACAGATAATAGTGGTTATCAAGCTCAAGTATCAAGTGAGTTTATGAATGGTGCAATAATAACCAACATTCATAATGATACATATGGTTACATGAACGAAGTACCAGTTCAAGGTCCATTTACAAACGCTTGGGTTGGTGGTCGTCAATCAAGACACGTTAATTTAAATACTGGTGGAGACACCTATCTTAATAGAGCAGAAGCTTGGAAAATACTTCTAGGAACTGGAAGCTTTTCTGGTTCTTACCAAACAGTACTTGGAATGGTAGGCGCAGATTATCCATTTCCAGAAGGTAACCCAGATAGTCCTTCTTATCCTGTTCGTGCTCACTTGAGAGCAACTTATCTCAGAGAAGAAACAGCAAAAAGACCTGTAAACATTAGAAATATTCAAACAACAACTGGTTCTGCTGTTTTAGGTAATTATTCAAATACTTATGAAATTGTACATTCTTTTGGTTCTACAACAAATAATAGAAATATTCTTGAAGTAACTAATCCAAACAACATAACCGAACTGGAAGGTGTTGTTAGAACAAATACAACTACTGGTAAAGTTGATTTTGAATTACAACCAAGAACTGCAAATAAATCTATAGTTATTACACGTTTTTCTTCCCCTGGTGAGCGCAGAACTATGTCTGTTGGTTATATGAATAAATATGCAGAAGAAATTTCACCTTATAATGCTTTACCATTTAAAAATAGAGAAATAATAGGAACAGGTAGAGGTAATAGAGATGTTAGAGGTGGTATAAGTGATTCAAAATACATTCCAGAAATAGTTTCTGGTTCTAGAAGAGATTTAAATAGTTTAGTAGCATACTATACAGATTTTGGTGGAACCGTATCTGGTAGTAATGGTTTAGTTGCATCTTTACATAAGACTAATAGAAATCCAATATTAAAAGCTACATTAACTAGTAGCTATGATAACGGTTTTGTATCTCATACAATTCCAAGAAAAGAAACTGGTTATTCTTGGATTGTTGCAGCTAATGGTTCTGGAACTTTTGGAACAATAAACAATAATTATACAATTCCAACGGGTTCAACATTATCATATTATGAAAATTCATTATTTATAACTGCTTCGTCACAGAATAGTTATGATGATTCTGGATACAGATTGTTGGGAGACTATTTCCTTGGTACTCCAACAAAACCAATTCCTGTTGATTTTGTTGGATTAAATACAATTGTGTTTGATTCTTGTTCATATAACACATTAGGATCTACACAACTATCACAAGTAACTGGTACTTTAATAACAAGTATTTCCACTTATGATCATCCTTTCTATTTTAATGCTCTTATGTCTAACAGAAATGGAGCAACAGGGTTTTCAACAATCAAACAAACTAGAGTTGGTCAACACAAACTTGTAAGAAAATTAAATAAAACAAATTATTTATTAATTCAAAATGGTAATCAAGAAGTTTACGAAAAAGAACCAGTAGTTTACTTTAATGCTCCATTCACTACAAATGTAAAAAATGAAACAAATGGACAAGTTGTAAAATTTACTTATCCTTACCAAAATCTTTTACAAGCATTTGAAAATGATAATTTAGATAAGAACTTAGAATTTACAAATTACAATGAAACTTTCTATGAAAAAGTTGTAACATTGCTTTCAAATAATTCAAAATATAAATTAGTCAATCTAAAAGTCAGTAATTCAATTTATCCAAGAAAAAGTTTGAAAAGCTTACTTGAAGGAAGAAAGAGAAATAATTATATATTTTCTGCTTGGAGAGACAGTAGAACAGATAGAAATATAAATAATCAAACTTCTATCTTCAATATTACAGGCACTTTGATATCAAAACAAAGTATCTGGCCTATGGACAACGCTTTAAATAGTTCATCTTCACTTAGTAGCTCTACTGGTGGCGAAGGTGTACTACAAAATGCTTACTCTTCTGTTCACTTTGGAACTCAAACTAGAATTACTGCTTCTGTTCTTTACGCACACAAACACATGAACACTTCAATTGAAAGTTACAAGAACAAACAAGCAATAAGTGCAATTCTTCCATTTAGTCAATCCAATACACAAATTATTGTAACTAATGGCTTGTTTGATGGTACAACAAAATGGCAAACAGCAGATAATACTAATGGACCATACGAAGATTCTTATGATAAATGGTTTGAAAAAATCAGATCAATTGAAAAAGACTATTCAATAATTCCAGAGTTTATTATTTCTGATGATCAAAAAATTCTTGCTGTACAAAGAAATGAATTAGATAATGCTTATTTAAATTCATTATCTTTAACAGGTTCTACGATAACTGATACTACTGGATCACAGTTCTTTGATTCTTTTGTGAAATCAGATTCTATTACAAATATTTCTAAAATTAAACAAGATTTAAATTCTGCTACAGATAAAATTAAATTAACTTTATCTTGCGATGCAATAATAAAATTAAATCCAAAACCAGAACTTTATCCACAATACCAAACTGTTAAACTAGCAGACAAATTTGCTAACTCAATTAAAGATTATTCTAAGTTCTGGGTTGATAGTCAAAACACAGCATCAACAAATCAAAGAGACTTTAGGACTTTGTTAACGCCTATGTTTGCTCCAGGTATTTTGTTTAACACAATAAAATCTGGTATAGCTGTAGATTATCCAATCTTAACTAGTAGTTTAACCACTACTGGAAGTTTCTACCTTACTCGTTCAGTTAATACCGAATTATCATATCAAATAAAAAATAACTTTTTTCACAAAAGATTACCATTTGAAACTCTTATTGAGCCAGAAAATTATTTGACTACAGATATTATAGATATGGAACCACATCCTTCTGCTTCATTAAATGTTACAGGTTCTTGGACAGGTCAGTACTCAAATAATCTTTATAAATTTGCTATGAATAACTTCTTAGCAGAAAGTATTAATTTCTTTTTACCAGATGGAAAATTAACAACTGTATTTTCAAAACCAGAAACAGAATTTAAAGAAGTTGATCCAAATCTTGAATACAGAGCTGTAGTTAAAATTTACAAAACAGCAGATAACGTAGAATTTTATGAAGATTTTTACGGTGTATCAAGAGCTGATAGATTATCCTATGTAAAACCAGAGTATCCTTCTTCATCTGTAGAAACCATAACTATGTACAGCAGACCTACAGGATTTGGTCCTCCTTGTTCTGCTGGTGGTGTTGTAACTTCTAGTTTCGAAGGTGTTGGAACTCTTTATAGTACAGACACTAATGCTGGTTATAATCCTGGTTTTACTCCACCATACTATGATGGTTCTTCTTGGGCATTATTAACATTTAAACCAAGCGGTTCTAACAAATATAAACCTACATTACAAGAAATAATAAATAACATAACTTCTTCGTATGTAAGATTTGAATTACCCTCTAGATTTGGCACCAACACAGATGGTCCATATTTTGCTTCTAGAATAAATCAAAACTCAATGCAAGTAACAGCTTCATTAAATTTGTTTAACATTGTTAATACTCAAGACGTTTCTTTAACAAATACAGATTCATCTCTAACAGAAGCCGCATCTAAAGTTTGGGGAATTCAAACAAAATTTGAAACTCCTATTCTTAATTTTGATCCATCACAAACTGGTGTAACTATTCAATCTGGTTCCAAAGTTCCAACTGTTGGTATGTGGCATCAATTTGGACAATTGCCAGATGACGATAAAGGTATTTATTTACAAGTAATGGATGTGCCAGAATCTTATATTTTGAAAGGTTTAAATGGTGTTTATACAAATCCTATCAGTCCTCCTTCTGAAAATTCAGTTCCTCAACTAACTGCTTCACTTTCAGACATAGTTGGATTCAATAAAACTCCTGTCAAGCTTGGACAAGTAGCAAATACCAAACAAGTTAAGGAAGCTGTTGTTGCTATACCATATACAATCGATAGAAATAACAACATAAATTACATTGATCTAAATGAAAATGCAGTTAATTATGTAAGAAATCAATTCTTTGGCAAAAACCTTCAAACCCAAACAGCACAAGCAATTGCCAATGCTAGTGTTCCAGATACTGTAAAATCTCAAATTGATAAAATGAAAAATTATGTAATACCTCCAAAATATGATTTTATTAATAACGAAAACATAAATCCAATTGCTATGTACATCTTTGAGTTTACTTACAATTTGACACAAGATGATTTAATTAAAATTTGGCAAGGTGTACAACCAAACATTTCAGTTGAGTTTGACAAACAAAATTATACCATTGAACATGAATTAGATTCTAATGAATTAATAGATAAAACAAAATTATCAGATAATTTGAAGTGGATGGTATTCAAGGTTAAACAAAAAGCCAAAAACAATTATTATGAAAGAGTTTTAACTTCAATACAAGAGAAAGAAAAGAAGAGAATCAATAATCTTCTCAAACTTGGAAGAAAGAACGCAGAAGATAGCATCATTAAAGACATAAATCTTTCTTACTCATATAACTGGCCTTATGACTATTTCTCTCTAGTAGAATTAGCTAAGATAGAAGCAGAAGTCACATTTATTAATAAAGAAGGTGATAATACACCACAAATAACAAATGTAACTCAAGAAACTTTACAACAAGCTGTTCAACAACCAAAAAGAAATCTAGGCAGTTCAATAGTAACTTATGAAAAACAAAACAACTTATTACAAGATCTTGTTTTCAATAAGAGAATAGTGCCAGCTACAACGTCTAGTGAAGCTTTGAAAACAAAAAGGATTAACAGATAATGTCATTTTTTGATTCAAAAGAAGAAGTAATAAATTTAGAATTAACAAGTTATGGTAAGTTTTTATTATCAAAAGGTTTGTTAAAGCCAGTTTACTATTCATTTCACGATGATGACATTATTTATGATGCAAATTATGCTGGGTTTTCAGAGGATGCTGGAAGCTCTGAGGTTCGTATCCAAGAAGAAACATTGTACTTAAAGACTCTATACAGTTTCAAGTCTCCAAAACCTTTCTTAGATAAAGCAATAAACCAAGAAAACTACTTGGGTTCAATTAATAATCAGAATGAATACAAAGTTGATTATTTTGATAACTCATTAGGCGAATCAAGCATTTATAATCTAAATGTTCCATCTTGGCAAATAATTAATCTCTCATCAGAGTTTGTGACCACTTCAGAAACCTTTGGAGATACAAACCTTAGAATACCTCAATTTGAATGTGTGTTGACTGCTTCTTTTATAAAAACCACTCAAGATAAAGTTGATGAAGATAATGAATTAGCAGAGTTGTTATCAACTAAGTTTGAAACTCTTTATTTAAACGATGGTACAATTCACTTTAGTGATTTACAAGAATTAGTAATAAAAATTGAAGAATTAAATACCGACGCTGATTTTGATAAGTTCGACTTAGAGATTTTTAAAGTATCAACAAATAACGATGGTGTAGACTCATACGAAATTTTGAAATTACCAAAACCATTAAACTACGTTGATGATAATGGATTACTACAAAATTTATCATCTTTAAATATAGAAGAAAATTATGATGATAGTTATGCTAATAGATTTTTAGAAGTATTAGTGGACAAAGAAATACCAGATGAAATTGCCTGTAAGCACATCCTAACTTCACCTGTCAATCAAGATAGTATATTCAATGACATAAGTATTTGTGATAATGTTTCAACTAAATACAAAACAAATGAACTTTACAAGATACTTAATGATAGAGCAACAGGAAGAAGCTGCTAATGTTAATAACATCAAATAACGAACTATTACCAAATTTAGAATTACAAAGTATTATTGTAGGGCAAAACAGACAAGCACAAAAAAGTTTAGTATCATCTCTAAATGATATATCAAATCTTTATTTAGAAGTTGAATTATCTATAATTCCAAAATTAACTGAGTTGGATCAATTTATTACTGATGAGGAGTATTATAAATACTTATTGATCAATGTTGAGATACCAGAGATTTCAGTGCTTGAAAGACGTTCTATAGACTTAAATAATTCAGACAACGTTGATGTAATCAATAAAAAAATAAAGTTTAATACAATACCAAGACTTGATTCTTTCTCTTTAAAAATAAGTCAAAAATTTGATTTTGATAAGTTGGTAAACGATAATCCAGTTCTTGCAAAAAATAGAGATTTATTACAATTATTAAAAGATACATACGGTACAGAACTAAACATACAGTTACCAGTATTGAATGACAAAAAAATTGTAAAACTATCTAAGTCTTCAGTTACTAAAGATAATTCTGTAACTTTAGTTGGTGAGCTATCACAAATAATTGATAACCGAATTGTAGATGGGTTGAATTTTGATTCAGTAGAATTTAATGATTTATCAACACAGTTATCATCAGACTTAAATGTATTTTTAAATAACTTTTACCAATCCCATAACAATGAAAATTTAAATACTTTTATTGTTATTGATTATGCTAAATTTGTTAGAAATACTAATTTTTTTAAATTTTCACTAATACAAGAATTTGATCTTATTATCAAAATTGAAAACAATGAAAAATTAATAGATTTAGTTAATGTAAAAAATCAAGATAATACTTTTACTTTTATAAGTATGAATAATGTTTCTTCTGTTCACAACAGAGATAATAATAGAATGATTTTTTCCTTTAAAGAATCAATTATCGATCAACCAACAAGATTTACTAACAATTATAAAATAACGTTAACAAGTAAAGATGTATCATTTACTAACTTTTATAATAGAGTAACAAATACTGGTACTTTTATTGATCTTAGAAATTCTTATAACCAAATAAAAAATTTAATTTATGTTTCTGCCAAAGCAACTGATTCTAAATCAACTACTTATTTTTTAAATCCCAAAACACAAAGATTTACAAGTTCTTTTGTTAGATTTTATAATCAGAAAGAATCTTTCTATAATTCTCAGCCAGAATACAAAATAGATGTTAATGTAAAAAACTTTTTATCTAAATTACTTAATGATGTTTATAATAAGTTTAATGTTAATCAGTTAACATCTGAACAACTTGATCTAGTCTCTAGCATGTTGGATCTAAGAAATTCAACTTACGATTTGTGGCAAAGAGTTTTTGTTACATTTGATTCTTTCTTTAATAATTTAGAATCTTATTTGTATTCAAAGATAACTACACCAAGTACTACAATCGTTAGAGAATTCAAAAACATAAAAATAGTTAAACATGATTCTTATTATTCTTTGACCAATAATCAAACATTTGAAAATTATGCAAATTATGCAGTTGAACAAGTAAATAATCTTTTTGTTTCATCTGGGTCTTACGGAATTGTGAACTGCTTTACTGCAAATAAAAATAGCTATTTAATAACCAATAATAATGAAATAAAGTTTGATAGTGAAATTTATAATTCTGTTAATACATATGTAAATAATTTATCAAGTATAAGAGATAATAACTTTATTCAATCTAACTTGTTTGGAGCAACTAATCTAGAAAAATATGGTGTAAGTATTGATTTGCTTGAAATAACCAAAGAAAAAGCAACAAAGATAATACAACAAAGTGTTGGAACTATTACTAATAAAGTACCTGTAGTTTCAAACAATTTGTTAAAAAGAAAGCAACTTAATAATCTAAGTGACAACTTTAAAAAAATTATTACAAATAAAAATGAATTAAATTTAAGTATTCTAAAAGGAAAAAATAAAGAAACACTTGTAAATACTGATGTTTTTCCGTCTATTGTGTTCAGCAGATTTAATTTATTAAATAATTCCTGGCAAATTATAGAAAATGTTGATACATTACAAAATAATGATTTAGTAAAGTTTGAGATAGATCAAGTACCAGACATTTTTGTAGGCAACAAAATTAAAATAGAACAAATAGGTTTAGTAAATAATTACTTTATAGTTACTGGAGTCACTAGATAATGTATTCAAGAAATAGGTATTTTAGCAATTCTTTAATAGGCAATCCTGTAACAATTAAAAATAATACAAAAGACTTTTCAAAACTAGATGAAACTTTAAGTTCAATTAAACTTCCTTCGGGTTCTGATAGAGAGTTACTTTCAACAATCTCTTTCTCAAACCCTAGTGTAGATACATTGGAAACAATACTTACTGCATTTTCAATTCAAAGTGCAGATGACCAAGTATTAGAAGTAATGTCTTTAACCAAGATACAAGATCCAGTAGCTATTTGTACAGGTGCTTATTTTGTAAAGGATACTATAAATTCAAAAATAGTAAAAAATAGTTTATCAGATTATGCTTTTTCTTTTTTTAAAGTATTAATCTCTAATAAAGAAGAAACAAACTTAACAGAATTTAATAAAAATTTAATTTCAATCTCTATTGATGATGGAAAATTTCTTCTTTTTATAAGAAATTATTTACCAAAAACATACAATTTATTATCTGTATTAGGTAATCTTCCTTTAGTTATTCAATTCTACAAAGCTGTGTTTATTTATGCTATTAATAGAAAGCTTCTTCAAACAACAAATCTAACTTATTCTTATTTTGAAGTTAGTAATAAAAATAATAAAAGCACAACACCAGAAAGTAACAATTATTACGATATAGATCCTCAATATAATTTTTATTTAAAAAATTATGAATTAACATTTAACAAAGATTTTGTTCATACAAACTTAATACCAAATTATTATGCAGCTAATTCTTTTCTGTCTGATGACAATAAAAAATGTGCTGATCATTTAAACCTTGGTAATAATATTGAAATTAGTGAACAAAACTTATTAAGTCAAGAATATTTTAATTCGTTTTCAAAATATGTTAGAACATCAGCTAACGATCAAGTTTTTTTAGATTCTTATGTTCCTATAATGCAAAATGTACTTGTAGACAGTTTAACTAATAAAAGAATTGAATTATCTACAGAAAATTTTCCATATGTTAATTCAATAAAATTTAAAAATAGAGAAAATCCAATTTCAAATTATTTAGTTGATAATGGATTGGAAACATTAGCGTTAAATAATCTGTTTACTTTATTTTATAATGATAACTTAACTCAAACAACTACCGTTCAAGCAACAGATGAGGTTGGTACTTCTACATTAAGTACAGTACAAATATCTACTACGAATTACACATCAGTATTTTCGTTTAATACAACATCTAGTGTTGGTTTTAATATAAAAGATAATAGTGCTTTTATTTTTGATAATAGTCTTGAGTATCTTAGCGGTGTAAAAAATTTATTTAAGTTTATTAAATTAAGTAATTTTTTTGATGATTACTTTAAAAATAATAATAACTATCAACTTGTTAATAATTTAACACCATTACAAACAGAGCCAGTTTGCTACTTTATCGACAAACAAACATCTAATTCTATACAACAAACAATAGGTTTAACCTGTGATAAGGTAAATGAAATAACTTATAACGATACGCAAATCACATATGAAAAGCCAACAACATACTCGGTAAGTTCCGTAGAAGCACTTCCAGAAATTATTGTAAACTTTATGAACGATACAATAAAAAATTCTTATGTTTCTTTAACTTTGGATGTTGCTACAAAACTTGAATACAAATTTTATAAAACTTTAAATTTTTCTTCTACTGTTACAGTTTCAGATTACGCACCAGTAGTACCAAGTGTTCTTTATGTTCCTTATAAAGACATAGATGCTTATGTTAAGATTTTATTTAATTCAACTATGGCAGAAATTAGAGAAACACCAATTAATATTTTAGATACAGATAATTCTAAGTTTGTAAATCTATTGGAAAAAGAAAAAATAAAAGATGGAAAAATAACATTTCAAAGCGTTGACCCAATAGACAGAGTACAAGTTTTTAGAACTACAAATAAACCAACAAATTACAAAGATTTTGCTAATTCATTATTAGAAGAAGTATCATTTAAAAATCTTTCTTCTACTTCGTATGAAATGCAAACAACTCCAAATATTAAATATTACATGATGTTTAGAGCAATAGACGTACATGGTTTAATTTCAAATCCAACAGAAGTTTATGAACTTGAATCAATTTCTGATAGTGGTGCTATTTATTTTGTATTAAATACAATAAATTTAAATAATAACAAAAACTTTAACTTTGAAAAAAGCTTTAGAAAATATTTAAGTGTTAAACCATCATACGATTATTCTACCGTTAATCAACTAGAAGATGGTAGCGTTAAATTTGGAATTGATGATAAATTATGGAATCAAAAATATAAAATTAGAATAACATCTAAAAAAAGTGGAAAATCTTTTGATGTTAATGTAAGGTACGTAAAAAAAGAAATAGATTTATCATAATCTACTATTTATTGAAAGAGGAAGAATAACAAATGGCATTTCTTGATAATAGCGGAGACATAATACTTGATGCAGTATTGACAGATACTGGTAGACTAAGATTAGCAAAAGGCGATGGAAGCTTTAGAATTACTCAATTTGCTTTTGGCGACGATGAAATCAACTATGGTCTTTATAACAAAAACCACCCATCTGGTTCTGCTTATTACGATCTTGACATACTTCAAACACCAGTTCTTGAAGCTTTTACAAACAACACATCAGTATTAAAATACCAACTTATGTCAAACAATAGAAATGATTTATTGTTTCTACCAGTATTAAAAGTTAATACAAATCAAAACATGGCTCCACTTTATTCAACTTTGGGAACTTATCTTTTAGCTAGCAACACTACAACACTTAGCTCATTACCAACTGGTAGTGGCGTTTATGACGTTAGTAACGCAACTAGTAATAATGGTCAAAGATTCTTTTATCTAGATCAAGGCTTAGATTCTTCTTTAACAGATTCTTCTGTAAGATTATCAGATTCAGATTCAACCTTAAATGAAACTCAGTATTCTATTGAATTAAATTCAAAATTATTAAAACTTGCTGATTCATCTGGTCAACTAATCTCCCCTACCTATACTGATGACGATGGATTTTCTACTTACATAGTAGATAATTCACTTTCTAATTTTGTAACACAAATGGCAGCACAACCAGTTGGTACAGATAGTAATACAGAGAATACAATTCTAACTGGTACTCGCGGAACAAGATTAACCTTCAGATTACAAGCATCTGATCAAGTTAGAATTAATGAATCATTATTTACAATACTGGGTGGACAAACTACAATAGATGGTGACAATTACTATTACATAGATACTAATGTTTTTGTCAGAGGTCTTACAACTGGTGTTTCAACAACAGTACCACTCAAAATTCTCCAAAGCGTATAATAAGGAATAAGGAATAAAAATGTCAACTTACAAACCAATTTCATCTAACGATTCAGTAGCAACAAGAACATTACTGCATGAAGTTATTCCTTTAACTGGAACAATTGTCTCTGGTACTTATTCAGATAATAACATTAAGAATTACTCACATCAAATGTTCCAATCTGTTTATGATTATCCTTATTTGAGTTCTTCCGCAAATCACATTTTTGATATTACAGTTGGTATCTCTTCTGACTCCGCATTATCAAGTTCTCTTGGAACTCAAATTGCAAAGAAAATTAACAATTATAACCAAATGGCACAACTTATGGTTGGTTATAATACCACAAATCAAATACAAAAATTTGATCAAGATGGTGATTTAGGTGGTGGAACAAAGATTAAAGAAGCTTTCTTTTTCTCATTTAGTAGATTGTTATCAAAAGATGAAGTTAAAAAAGGTTCTTTTAATTTGCAAATACTAACAGGAAGTGCCAATGCTACACCATCTTCCATACTTACTATTTCAGATTATGGTGCAGCAACGGACTATAGAACAAATTCACCAGCAGGAGAATTTGGTATTTTGTACACATCTTCAGCAACACCAAATACAGGTAGTGGTGTTGGATTAATTTATTATCAAGCTGGTTTGGTTGTTTTGACTGCATCTGTATTTAATGGTAATTTTGGACCAAGATCGGATACATCAACTTATACATCTTCTGTTGGTAGATACATAACCTCTGGTTCTATAACTGGTTCATGCAATGGTTTAAGAAATAGAATATATAATGTTCAATTTAATAATACAACCGAACTTAATTCTACTGTATATTTCTGTCGTGCAAATCATAACGAATTTAACTATTCAACAAATCCAACCTATCTTAGTGGTGGACAAGTAGTAGTTAAGAATAATGCTTCTGACGCTCCAGTTTCCTACATAACAACAGTAGGGCTTTACTCGGCAGATAATGAACTTCTTGCTGTAGCTAAACTAAGTGAGCCATTAAAGAAGAGTATTGATAACGAGTTGACTGTAAGAGTTAGATTGGACTACTAAAAGTGTTATGTCATTACAAAAAATTAAACCAACTGAAATCTTTGTAAACCAAGTAGAATTTAATCCAAAAGTTAATTTTTATGTTTATAATGGCAAAACTTATTACAACCAACAACCAGAAGTTTCTGGAGCGTTTACAAATAATTTATTAAATGTTCCTGTAGGTCACTTAAGTCTTTACGAACTAAATGTTGATAGAAATCAAAGTCAAACTGGTTTAATTTATCCATTTATTACAAAAGATGGTTCTTTAACTTCTTTTAGAACAACTAGCACAACATCTTTTAATACTGATTTTAGTTATGGTGATCAAATAACTGGCACTTATCCGATGAGCGCCAGCATACTTCGTGAGTATTATCAATTAAACGATATAAGAACTCACTTAGATGCATTAAAAAATACATTAAATTATTATCAATACATTTCTAAACATTATTCTTATTCTTCTTCTCTGGGAGATAAGTCAACACAAAGATTAAATCTTATAAGTATTCCATCTATTTTTTATGGTTCTAAAATTAAAAAAGGAACTTTAAAATTAGATTTCTACATTTCTGGAACTATCATAGGAACACTAGAAGATAGTAATAAAAATGGAGAGTTAATACAAACTGGACCGTCTGGTTCAACTGGATCTGGTTCTGTTGCTGGTGTTGCTCTTTATACAGAAGGGTTTGTTATACTTACTGGTTCTTGGGGATTAGAAACTGGCATAACAAGAAATTATCTTGATGATATCAGCAACCAAGTAACTTCTTCTTGGATTTATTTTGGTGCTGGAATGTACGGTACAGAAAATTATACAAACGGCGCTTTACCATCATCTAGCTTTGATATCTCTTTTGAAGGAACAAATAAAACTCCAATTATGACTCTTTTTGCACACGCTAAGAGAGGAGAATTAAACAATTCTTTAAATCCAACTTTTATTAATAGTAGCAGTTATGTCGCTCCATTTACAACATCCAGTTCATTTATAGAAAATGCATCAATGCAACCAACTAATGTTGTTTCAAGTTCATTTAATACAGAACCTTATCTTGAAAAAATTACTTTTATTTCATCAATTAAGTTGTATGATGAAAATAAAAATGTTATAGGTATTGCTAAAGTTGCAAAACCAATAAGAAAATCTCAAGAAAGAGATTTAACTTTTAAGATCAAATTAGATCTTTAGGGATAAAATGAAAATACACACATTAGGCTTAGATGTTAGTTCATCTAAAATAGGTATAGCTGTAATAGATAGAGATAAAAAAATAGTTACTTCTGATGTTATTAAATTACGTTCTGATAGTTCGTTAGAACAAAGAGCATTGATGTTAGAAAATAAACTAATTGCTTTAAAAAAGCATTATTTAATTGAATCAATAAATGTTGAAGAACCTTTCATCGCATTTGGTGGCGGTAAAACAACAGCACAAACTATGGCAATTTTACAAAGATTCAATGGAATGTGCTGTTACACTGTTTATAAAGTTTTTGAAAAAGAACCGAAGATGATTTCAGTTAGAAGTGCAAGAAGTAAATTAGGAATTAAAATACCTAAAGGTACTGCACAAAAAGATTCTAAAAAATTTATAATTGAGTATGTCTCCAAAAACCATCCAGAGTTTCAGTATAACTTAACCGTTCACGGAAATCCACAACCAGGAACAGACGATAGAGCAGATGCGATAGTAATTGCTTTATCTACTTTTGAAAACTAATTAATTTTATGAACCCATCTTTAGTTTCTAAAAAAAATAAGAAACTTTTTTTAGAACTTGATTATCTTTATGCTGAATTAGATTATTATGAAGAAGGTCTAAAAGAAGCGCAAGATGAGTTTAAAGAAGCTTTTTACGAATACTCAAAAGCTAATAATCTTGGTTATTCTAAACCAGAAGAACAAAAACTAGAAACATCGTCAGACACAACATTATCAACGTTTGTAGAAGAAGACGATGAAGAACCAACAGGTTATTCTCATCAAACTCCTCCACCAGAAATGCCTGTTGAAGAAGTTGTTGAAGCAGAAGAAAAAGATGAAGACATAAGTAAATTATTTAAGAAAATAGCTTCAATAACCCATCCAGATGTTATACCAAAAACTGAAAAAGAAGAACTAAAAGAAAAACGAATTCAACAGTTCATAGAAGCCCAAGCAGCACACAAAGAAAAGAATTGGTATAAGCTTTGTCAAATTGCAATTTCTTTAGGAGTCGAAGTTCCAGAGCCTAAAAAGAAACATTTAAAATGGATGGA